ATCAGTGATTATGACCTGATTGCAGAACTTGAAGACCGCGGCTATGACGTGGTTAAACACAAGGAGGACGAGCAATGAAGAGGACTAAGCGATTAATTGTTGAGAACTGCTTCTCATTTACGAGCGCCCACGGCTGGGGCAACGGCTACGTTGCCGTGCCTCCCGGGCATCCGCTGTGGGGCAAAGCGTATAACGACGACGATTATCCTGATATGGACGTACACGGCGGCGTGACCCTCACCGAGCCTGTGCTGCTTGGCGAGTGCATGGCCGCAAGCAAATGCAAGGTGCACCCCGAATATGTGGGCAAGCGGCAGCCGCTGTTTGACTTTGCCGAGTGCCTCGACGGAGATATTCCCGACAACTGGTGGCTCATCGGCTTCGACACCTGTCATGCGGATGACAGCGCGGACGTATGGCCGAAAGACAGGGTTGTCGAAGAGACAACTAAGCTGCAGGAGGAAATTGAAACGCTGGAACAACAGAGTCATGAGTAATCGCATAATCATAGGCATCGACCCCGACGTGAAGGACAGCGGGGTGGCGCGCCTTGACTGCTCGACAAGGCAGGTCAGAATCGCATCGCTGCCCTTCCCGGACCTGCTCGACTACCTGCGCAGGGCGAAATTGACCGCCACGGCCGCAAATACGCCCTGTGTGGTGGTCATCGAGGCGGGGTGGATGAACAAGACGCATTGGCACATCAGCCCCCGCGACAGCCGCCAGGCAGCGGCCGCAAAGGGCAACCAGGTGGGGCGCAACCACGAGACGGGCCGGAAGATTGCCGAAATGTGCCGGCACTGGCAAATCCCCTTCGTACTGCAGCGCCCGCTCCCGCTCCGTGCCGGAGGACGCCCGCTGTGGAGCGGCAAGGACGGCAAGGCCTCGCAGGCCGACATCGAGGCGTTCATGGCTTTCACCCCGTCACGGACCAACCAGGAAGGGCGCGACGCTGCCCTGCTTGCATGGCATCACGCAGGGCTCCCGATAGTGATAAACAGACAAAGCAAACAGAAATGAGAGACATCACATTCAACTACGACATAACGGACCTTGTGACTCCCGAACAGCCTAAGAAACGCCGCTGGCGGCGCATCAAACAACGCCAAATTGACATCGTTGTGGCCAACGCCGACAAGGTGCCCCACAGCCGGCTTGGGGCGCTGGCGGGCATAAGCCAATCGGGAGTTGCCCGCATTTTGAGGGATAACGGATGCCGCATATTCGATCAGGCGGCGGCCAGACAGCGCGCTGAGGAGGCCGCCCGCAACGGGTACAAGACAAAATCACTGCGCGAGATGGCCGAAGAGCCGGCGTGGGCAAGTCCACGATCAAGCGCGCTATGGCCCGCCTTGGGCTTGAGCGCCCCGAGGGGTATGCCGAGAAGGTGCGCGCACGCAACGTGGAGCGCCTGGCCGCTGGCCGCGGCAACGTGGACAGAAATCGCTTCGGTTCCCGGAGGCGGCTGCTCGTGCGCCGCGAATACGAACGCCAGGCGATGGGGATGCCGCAACGCACCGCCGTGCGGCTAAGGCCCGCCTGCCTTACCGCCCGCAGCTACAAGGCGCGGTGGTCGCTGTGCAAGCGCTACGGATACAGGATTGACCCGGAGCACCCCATCCGCCTGCTTTATTCCCCTGGTCAGCGCCGGTCCCCGCGCGAGGACCATTACACTGCGAAATACGGCTTTGAGTTTACTGAGGTTCAATAGGCTGAACAGCTGATAGAAAACTGAAATATCTATTTGTGTTGCAAATATATTTTGTGTAACTTTGCCCAAAGGGCACGCACATTATGAGACCCTGGCGTACGCGGGCTCTTGGACATCTGCCTCCAAGGGCCCGCAAACGCTTATGATACAAACAAATCAATCCGCACACAGATATGACGACAAAACAGGTTAAATTATCCCAAGTCAAGGTCAATAAGGAGAACCCTCGCACGATCACAAAGGACAAGTTCCAGAAGCTTGTAAACTCGCTGCTGGTGTTTCCTGACATGCTCGAACTCCGTCCCGTCGTGGTTGACGCCCGCATGGTGGCGCTCGGCGGCAATATGCGCCTTAACGCCCTCAAGGAGATCTCCAAGATGGCCGGGGCCGAAATCGAGCGGCGGCTTGGGGATATGCCGGAGTACAGGGTGCTGACAGAGGCCGAGCGCCAGCGTCTCGTTGAGCGATGGACGGGCTGGCTCGGCAACCCCTCGGTACCGGTAATCGACGCCCGCGCGCTGACAGAGGCCGAGCGCCGGCAGTTCATCATCAAGGACAATGTCAGCTTTGGTGCCTGGGACTACGATGAGCTTGCGAACAACTGGGAAGACACGCAGCTTGAGCAATGGGGCATGGACGTGTGGAGCTGGAACGACAGCCCGGCAGGGGGCGAGCCCGGCAATGCGTCATCCTCTCCTTCCGATGCTCCGCTTGACGACGGGGAGGTCTACGATGTACAGGCTGAGGAGCCGAAAAAGACAGGCACCATCGAGAAGCGATTCCTAATACCCCCGTTCTCGGTGCTGAACAGCAACAGCGGGAGGTGGAAAAAGCGCAGAAACTATTGGCTTTCGCTTGGAATAAAGAGCGAGATAGGACGGCACAAAGGACTCACATTTGCGTTGTCGGCGCAGCCTCCGGGGGCCTATGAGAAGAAGAGTAAACTCGAGGCGGAGCTTGGCCGAACCTTGGGCTGGGACGAGTTCGCCCAAATGTCCCCAGACGCCATCACTATGACTGGGACGTCAATATTCGATCCTGTAGTGTGCGAGCTGGCCTACCGATGGTTCATGCCGTCGGGCGACGGCCTTGTGATAGACCCGTTCTGCGGCGGCAGCGTGCGCGGCATAGTGGCCGCCCTCGTGGGCAAGCGGTATTGGGGTAATGACCTTCGCCAGGAGCAGGTGGACGCTAACATTGCCAATGCCGGTGAGGTTTGCCACGGCAACATGATGCCCGCATTCTCATGCGGCGATAGCTGTGACATTAAAGTCCTGTATGACAACGGAGGCAAGGCCGATCTCATCTTCTCGTGCCCGCCATACGCAGACCTTGAGCGATACAGCGATGACGCGCGCGACATCTCAACGATGAAGTATCCCGATTTCTTGCAGAAATACAATGAGATCATCGCACAGGCCTGCTCCCTTCTCAAGGACGGCAGATTCGCGGTATGGGTCGTTGGGGAGGTGCGCGGCAAGGACGGCGAATACTATAACTTCGTTGGTGACACGATAGCGGCGTTCAAGGCCGCCGGGCTAAAATACTACAATTGCTTCGTGCTCTACAACAGCACTTGCAGTATAGCCATGCGCATAACACGGACATTTAAGACGCGTAAATGCGGCCCCTGCCATCAGTACGTTCTCGTGTTCTACAAAGGAGATCTTGCCAACATCAAGGACGAGTTCGAACCCGTCGACCTGTCATATTTGACCGAGACCGAGGGCGGTGACGATTTAAATGCTGAAGACGATGATGAAACAGACGAAACCAATGCGGATGAGTGATTATCGCCGCGCGCAGATCCTGCGCCTTGACATAATCAGCGAGCTCTACAAGCGCGGCTACACGTACCGAGCCATTCGCGAGGAGGTGATGGCGCGGCTCGACCTCGACGCATACTCACTGCAGACCGTACACAAGGATGTGCAGCGCCTGCTGGCCGAGTGGCGAGCAACGCGCATCGAAAACGTTGACCTGAACATGCAGCTCGAGCTGCAGCGTCTCGACGACCTCATTCGCGAGGCATGGGCGGCTTGGGACAAGAGCAAGATTGACTACGAGCACGAGCGCACACGGCAAACGGGCGTTCCCGGGGCTGGCGGCAGCGGGCAGCAGGGCGCATCTGTTGAGACCGTCAAGATAGAGAAGACGAGGGAAAACGTTAATGCATGCGGTGACCCCCGGTTCCTTGAGATGGTTCACAAACTGCTCATCGAGCGCCGCAAGATTCTCGGCCTCTACTCGCCAGAGAAGAAGGAGGTCACGGGAGGGATAGCAATCAGCAAAGAGATAACGATGGACGAGGCGCGAGGCCTGATAGCGGACCTCGAGGCCAACACTTAACTAACGACAACGGCGATGGCGGCAACAGCGACAACGGCAATAACCCATGAGGGCGTGACGAGGGCGTGGACAATGCAGTCCATGCTCAACTTCACGCGCTATTTTTTCGCTGCGGCCAACCCCGGCAAGAGATACGTGGTAGGTGACCACCACCGCGCCATTTGCGCAAAGCTCGACGACGTGTTCCAGGGTCGATGCCGCCGCCTGATCATCAACATCGCGCCCCGATATGGCAAGACCCTCCTGGCCGTTCACAGCTTCATTGCCATGGGCCTCGCGCTCAACCCGCGGGCTCGGTTTATCCATTTGAGCTATTCGGGCGCGCTGGCCCAGGACAACAGCATGGCCATCAAGGACATCATCAACAGCGACAAGTATCGCGCGCTCTTCGACACTCGCATCAAGTATGGCAGCGACACCAAGAGCTGGTGGGACACCGAGCAGGGCGGCGGCGTTTACGCAACCTCCACCCTTGGCCAGATTACCGGCTTCGGAGCCGGCCTTGTGCCCAAGCCGGGCGAGCCATACCGCTTCGGCGGGGCAATCGTGATAGACGACCCCATCAAGCCCGAGGATGCCCTGAGCGATGTGGTGCGCGAGCGCGTGAACCGCCGCTTCGAGACCACAATCCGAAACCGCGTGAACGACCGCAACACGCCCATCATAATCATCATGCAGCGCCTCCACGAGCACGACCTTTGCGGTTACCTCGAAGGCCTCGAGCCGGACGGATGGGAGGTCCTCTCGCTGCCATGCATCAAGGAGGATGGGCAGCCGCTATGGCCATTCAAGCACAGCCTCGAGGAGCTGCGGGGCATAGAGGCGGCGAACGCATTTGTATTTGAAACGCAGTACATGCAGAACCCGCGCCCGCTCGAGGGCCTGATGTATTCGGGCTTCAAGACATACGACACCCTGCCCACCGAGCCAATGCGCCGCTGCAATTATACCGACACGGCCGACACGGGCGCCGACTATTTGTGCAGCATCTGCTACAGCCGCACGGCTGCGGGCGAGATATACGTGACCGACGTGCTCTATACCCAGAAGCCGATGGAGTACACCGAGCCCGAGACCGCCCGACTGCTGATGCGCAACGACACCGACCAGGCCGTGATCGAGGGCAATAACGGCGGCCGCGGCTTCGCCCGCAACGTGGAGCGGCTCGTGCGCCAGACGGGCAACACCTGGATGCGCATATCCACATTCACGCAGACGGCCAACAAGGCCGTGCGCATATTCACCCACAGCGCCGATGTCCAGAACATGGTGCGCTTCCCCGTGGGCTGGGAGACGCGCTGGCCCGCGTTCTACAACGCCCTGACCAGTTACCGCAAGGAGGGCGGCAACGCCCACGACGACGCCCCGGACGCGCTCACGGGGGCATTCGAGCGCTCCAGCGGCCGCGCCACTCTCGACGTCGGGCGCATCGCCGCCAGGATAAACCGATAACACCGATTTTCACTTTTTACGCACATTAGACACATGACTGTAGATGAGATTTTGAACAGCGGCGGCACAATAGAGGAAATCATCGCCGCCTTGAAGAACAAGACGCTGGCCGTGCCCCTGTGGACGGGGCCGAAGGGACTGCAATCCGAATACGACCCGCGGCTGCACCCGGTAATGGACCGGGCCAAATACCCCGATATCGTGACCGCCGACGGCGTGACACGGGTAACGCGCATCCCGTGCGACCTCCAGCGCCTGGCCACCAAGCGAATGACGGAGCTCGTTTGTGGCATCCCCGTGAAGCGGGTTTACAAGGCCGAGAGCGAGCGCCAGAACGAGATTGCCGGCTACATCGAGGCCGTGCTCCAGCGCAACCGCATTGACAGCGTGAATGTCGAGCGCTGCAACATGCTTTTTGCCGGCTGCGAGGTAGTAACGCTCTGGTTTGCGGCCGCCCAGCCGAACACCGATTACGGGTTTGGCAGCCCCCTGAAGCTGCGATGCCGCAATTTCAGCCCCATGCTGGGCGACAGCCTCTATCCGCTATTTGACGAGTATGGCGACATGATAGCGCTGAGCGTTGGCTACGCCCGCAAGGTAAACGGCAACCGCGTGGAGTATTTCGACTGCTACACGGCCGACCGCCACATCAAGTGGAGCGACGCATCGGGGCAATGGGCCGAGGAGGAGCACGAGCTGACCACCGTGGGGAAGATACCCGCGGTTTACGCCTGGCGCCCCGCGCCTGTTTGGGAGCAGTCATCGCCAATCGTCTACGAAATCGAGTGGTCGCTCAGCCGCAACGGCAACTATTTGCGCGAGAACAGCAAGCCGCTTTTTGTCGTGTTTGCAGACGAGGCCATCGCATACGGCGACGAGAAGGACGTGGACAAGGAGTTCAGGGCTGTTATGCAATACCCCAAGGGCAGCACCGCCCAGTACATCACCTGGCAGCAGGCCGTCGACAACCTCAAATTTTACGTAAGCGAGCTGCGCTCGCAGTTTTTCACGCAGCTCCAGCTCCCCGATTGGAGCTACGAGAAGATGAGCAGCATCGCCCTGAGCGGAGAGAGCCGCAAGCAGTTGTTCATCGACGCCCAGATGAAGGTGAAGGACGAGAGCGGCCGCCTGCTGGAGTTTTTCGACCGCGAGGTTAACGTGATAAAGGCATTTCTCAAAATCGCCCTGGGGGCCGCGTACGAGGCCGACATCGACGCCCTGCGCGTGGAGACGGTCATCACCCCGTTCACCATCACCGATGAGACGGACACCGTCAACCGCCTGACCGCGGCGACGGGCGGCAAGGCCATCATGAGTCAGCGCGAAGCCATCCAGGAGTTCGGCCACAGCAGCGACCCCGACAAGACGCTGCAGGAGATAGCCGAGGAGGGCCGCCTCGACGCAATGGACATGGCCATGTGATGATGAGAAGGAGCACAAACAACCGCAAGCCGATAGGCGCCGTCCCCGCCCGGCAGGAGGCACCTGTCCGCCATTGCTGGGATTGCGATCTCGTGGCTGACACCTATGGCGTGAACCGGGCGGGCGCTCCGATCCTTTGCCAATGCCCGCATGGGGGCAAGCACTATCACTTTTTGTCCGATACCGCCTGTGCGCATTTTAGGGCCGCAGACGCAACCAAGCAACAGCAACAGACAGCACATGACCGAGGAGGAAAGACGCGCGCAGCGGGCGCGCATTGCAGCGATTGAGCGCAAGTATAACCAAACCCATCTGCGCAACCTCGCGCAATATCAGGCGGAGATTACGCGCATATTCGAGGACGTGGCCCAGGAGGCCGCGCGCCTCGGCGTGACCCTTGACGCCCCCGGTGGGCGGATGCTTTCCTTCAACGACCTGCCCGCTGCCAAGCGCCGCGTCAACGCCATGCTTAAGGCCATGCGCAAGCGGCTGGAGGCGGCGGTGGTCAACGGCATAGACGCGGAGTGGGCGCTCGCCAACGGCAAGAACGATGCCGTCGTCGAGCAGATAGCGGCTGCGGGGCTGACGAAGGGCGACACGAAGGTCTACTTCAACAGCCACGCTGCCGCCCTCAAGGCGTTCAAGGCACGCAAGACGGCGGGCATAGGGCTGAGCCGCCGCGTGTGGAACCTTACGCAGCAGTACAAGAGCGAGCTCGAGATGGCGCTCGACTGCGGCATCCGCGACGGGCTGTCGGCACAGGAGATGGCCCGGCAGCTGAAGCAGTACCTGAATTATCCCGACAAGCTGTTCAGGCGGGTGAGGGACGAGCACGGGGTGCTCCAGCTGAGCAAGGCGGCTGCGGCGTTCCACCCGGGCCGCGGCGTGTACCGCAGCAGCCACAAGAATGCGCTGCGTCTGGCCGGCACCGAGACGAACATCGCCTACCGCACGGCCGACCACGAGCGCGTCCAGGCCCTCGATTTCGTCCTCGGCATAAAAATCGTACTGAGCAACAACCACACCATCCGCAACAGCAAGGGCCAGCGGGTGCCGCTGACCGACATCTGCGACGAGCTGGCGGGCAGCTACCCCAAGGGCTTCAAGTTCACGGGGTGGCATCCGAACTGCCGCTGCCATACCGAGACAATCCTCCTGAGCGGTGCGGACTTCGAGAACTTCATCAAGGCCAAGCGCGAGGGGCGGGCCTACGACATCACCAAGGCCAGGGGCTACGTGGCCGAGCCACCCGCGGCATTCAAGGCCTGGGTGAAGGGCAACGCGGGGCGCATTGCCGCAGCGGCCAAGGCGGGCACCACGCCCTACTTCATCAAGGACAACCAGGGGGCCGTGGACGCGCTGCTCGGCCAGTCCAAGGCGGCATCGAAGCCCGCGGCGTCGACCCAACCCGCACAGGTTGCAAAGGAGCCAACCGAGATTGAGGCATTGGCCAAGAGGCTGGGCATCGAGGCAGGCGAGCCGATGACGCATGAGCAGGCAAACACCATGAGGCCGAACCCCCACTTCCAGGAGGATGAGCAATATCAAATCAACTGCCAAAGCGCGGTCGTGACATACGAGCTGCGCCGCCGCGGCCTGGATATTGAGGCGTTCGGAAATCCGGGCTCACCGGATTACGCACCCAGATGGCTGTCATACAACACGCGCGCCGCATGGCTTACGGACGATGGCAAGCTCCCCGAATGGATATATCGCGTGAGAGAAGTGAAGGGGTGGACCGCGGACAAACTTGGACGGGCGCGGCGCACATACGAGAAGCCCGATGAGGTATGGCTGGACTTTGCAGATAAGACTAAGGCGCCGGGGCGCTATCACATCAGCTGGACCTGGAAAAATGAAAGAGCGGGTCACATAATAACGATGGAAGTCAGCGAGAAAGGCCGCCGAAGTTTTTATGACCCGCAGACGGGCCAAAACTCAAGGACCATCATCACGTGGCTCATGGATGGCCGCAAATGCCGGATTGACCTGGACAAAGGCATCTGGGGCTACCGGGTAGACAACGCCCACCCGAATGCCGAGATTGTAAGGGGCGTTGTCAAGAAGGCGGGGTCGAAGGCGAAGACGCCAAAGATCAGCGCCGAGGCGAAGGACGCATTCCTCAAGCTCCAAAACGGGAAGAACTGGACGCAGGCGGGGGCAACATCGCAAGTTGGGGCAGGAAGGGATCCGGGTATATTTCAGAAACAAAAAGAGGTCAGAAAAGACAGAAGCAAATTTGTGACTTCTGTATTAAAAGATTGTCCAGGTACAAAAACGGGTAAACTTTGGCATAATGGCCAGTCAAGAAAAGCCGTTATCGCACATTTGCGCCACGAGGAGGAAATCCCCGCGGCGGAATATGCGTGGAGCAATCCGCAAGAGCTGCATTTCGTCAAAAAAAGTCCATTAGGAGAGGGAAAAGACATGTCGACAGAGAAAGCGCAAAATAACATTGCACGAAAAACAGCACGCGGGGTGCAATATTATAACTTGTACGAATTTGAGTTCAACGGGAAAACATGGCACATGAAAATGGAGGTCATACAAAAAGGGGCGGCTCTTTTTGAGCAGTTTTACAGTTTAGTCCCATAGGCATAAAAAATCCCAGTCCCTGCCCACTTAAGAGCCGGCGCGTTCATACCCACGCCTTGCGACTGAGATTCTCAGTGCAAAAGTAGTACTTTTTTTCGACCCACGAAACAATCAGTATCAAAAAAAGTATTAAATTTGCCCTGCTATAAAACATTTAACAACATTTTGGCATGGAAGATTTTAAGAACAAAGTGGCGGAGCTGGCCGAAATCCTGCTCCAGATGAAATGGGCGTATCCCAACGGGTATCAACAGCTGCTGCGTGAGGCCCAAAGGCTTTTCGAGGAATTGTCCGACCCCAGCGGCTGGGAGGAGTAAAGCCACCACGAACACGGCAAACAAAAATGGAAGAAGAAAAAACAATCATGCGCGAGCGCCTGGAGGATTTAAGGCTCGCAATTTCATGGCGCGACATTGCAAACCGATATTTTAGCAAATCGGCCTCCTGGCTGTACCACAAGCTCGACGGCATCGATAGCAAAGGCGGTTTTACCGAGGAGGAGGCGGAGCAGCTGAAGCGCGCGCTTTACGACCTTTCGGACCGGATAAGAGCCGCCGCCGATAAGATATGACAACATCGCCCACCGGTGGGCAAAATAAAAAAAAACACATTATGAGAAAAATCAGAGAAATCATCGTCCACTGCTCGGCCACACCCGAGGGCAAGGACTTCACCACGGCCGACATCGACCGCTGGCACAAGGCCCGCGGCTTCCGCTGCATCGGCTACCATTATGTGATTTACAGAGACGGCAGCGTCCACCGCGGCCGCCCGGAGGCCGATGTCGGCGCGCATTGCACCGGGCACAACGCCGCGAGCATCGGCGTTTGCTACATAGGCGGCTGCGCGGCCGACGGCAGGACACCGAAGGACACCAGGACGGCAGCCCAGAAGGCCGCGCTGCTGAAACTCCTCACCGAACTCAAGCACCGCTATCCGTTAGCAACGATCCACGGGCACCGCGACTTCGCGGCCAAGGCCTGCCCGAGCTTTGACGCCACAACCGAGTATCGCTGCATAAAGGCATGAAGAAGACAATGATTGCGGCCGTGATTGCCGCGGCCTGGGCCGGATGGTGGCTGGCCGAACGGAGGGCGGCCAGCCAAGGCGAAACCCTCGTGCGCGTTGACACCATCACACGCACCGACACGATTATCGCCCGCGCCCCCGCGGCGCGCGGATGCACGCTGGTGAGATACATCACCGTGCGGGCGCCCGCAGTGCGCGGGGACACCGCCACAGGCGCCCACGAGGCTACGGGGGACACCGCCGAGGTGGCCCTGCCGATAACGCAGCTGCGCTACACCGACGACAGCACCTACACGGCGTGGGTGAGCGGCTACCAGCCGCGGCTCGACAGCATACGCACCTACAGGCGCACGGCCACCATCACGCGTGAAATCACGCGCCAGGCACCGCGCAGCCGCTGGGGCCTCGGCGTGCAAGCCGGCTACGGCCTGACCCCGCACGGGTTCCAGCCGTATATCGGTCTGGGTATAAATTATCGAATCGGAAAATAAAAAAGAGAAAAATGAAGCAGAAATATTTGCAAGAAGCAAAAAAGATGGCCCGGAATTTGGGCTATCACGACGCGGTGCGCCGCGGCACCTGGAACGGCTACGAAGTGGTCGCTCCGGTATTCACCGACAACGAGATGCACATCATCGGCCTGCCGCAATACATCCTTTACAAGGACGGCAAGCTGAACTGGACCAAAGGCATGGAGGGGCTCAAAATCATGAGTGCGCTGATGGGTTAACCACATTATTAACAACGTAGCAATGTAAAAGTTATGAAAATTATGTATTTGCATTGCAAATCGAAAAATTATCTGTATATTTGCCGAAAACAAACGTTTGCACAAAATGAGATACCGACAACTAATCATCGACACGCTCAAAGCCAATTTCAAGGGGGTGAGCGACAAGATCATCGGCAGACTTGCCGACAAGCTGGCCGCGAAGGCCGCGACCGAGGAAGACGCGAAAGCAGCCGCCGAGGCGGTGACATTCCAGCAGGTGCTGGACAGCTATGGCGACAGCCGCGCCACCGAGGCCAGCATTACCGCGGTCAAGAACTATGAAAGCAAGTACGGCCTCAAGGACGGGGTCTCAACGGCCAATGAGGGGGACGGCAAAGAGGACCCCGCCAGCACCATCAAGAAGGATAAGCAGCCCAAGGGAGCGGACGACATGCCCGCATGGGCGCAGGCCCTCATCGACAGCAACAAGAAGCTGAGCGAGGACCTCGCGAACATGAAGCGTGGCAAGGTAACCGAGACCAGACAGGCACAGCTCGCAGAGATAACCTCGAAGCTGCCCGAGAACCTGCGCAAGGCATACGCGCGCACACCCCTCGACAAGCTCACAGACGAGGAGTTCGAGACACTCAAGGGCGACATCACCACCGAGGTGAGCGGCCTGCAGACCGAGCTCGCAGCGAAGGGCGCGATCTTCGGAAAGCCCGCAGCCAACCACGGAGGCGGCGGAGGCGCCGAGCTGACCAAGGAGCAGCAGGCGGCAATCGCACACCGCGAGGGCCTGCCCACGGCCGACAACCAGCCCTTCTGAGAAATCCACAATTCGTTTAACCCAAAAAACAATCATCAACATGGCAATGACTGTGAAGCGCAGAAAGGACTCGGCAACGAGACCGATTTTTGTGCACAAGATAGCAGACGTGCGCGGCGGCGTTTCTGTCGCCACCAGCGACCTCGCGGGCAACTACCTCGCCGAGGGCGCGCCGCTGTATTACGCCGATGGCAAATGGCACGCTCTGAAGTATGCCCGCGTAATCGAAAAATCGACTACGACCGACGTCAAGGTCGAGAAGACGCACAACCTCAAGACGGGCGATGTGCTTTTGGCTACCATCGACAATGGCAGCAGCGGCAGCGTCACCAAGATAGACACCAGCAAATCGGCCTACGACACCATCACGTTGTCGGCGGCCCTCGGTACGCTTGAGGCAGGCGCGGTGCTGCTTGAGGCAGGCGCGGTGCTGCTTGAGGCAGGCAATGCGCAGGAACAAGCAGAGCTCTCCACCCTGAAGCACACCATCGACGCCCTGAACGGCACCGGCAACTTTTTCCCACCCAACAGCAACGTCATCACCGACGCATGGCTCATCGGCGTAATCAAAGACCCCGGCTTCCCTGCCGACGCCCTGCCAAAGGGTATCACCAAGTATCCATTCTAAAAATCCGATTTTGACATGGAAGGAACAGTTATTAACACCCTCATACACGGGCTCTCGCAGCAGATGGTCCAGGCGCGCCTGAACACCGCCGACGCGAAGCCCTTCCTGTTTGGCACCCACTTCCCGGTGAAGAAGGTGAACGGCTTCAATTGGCGCACCCTCGAGAACCAGGTGGGCCGCGCCCACGTAGCCGCCGACCTGCACGCCGACAACGGCACCATCGTGCGCAAACACCGCCCTCTGTTCGCCAGCGCCAAGGGCGACATCCCCTTTATTGCCATCAGCCGCGAGATGAAGCGCTCGGAGCTGAAAGAGTATCAGACCGCCCTCGCATTCGCCCAGGACAGCGACGCGACCGCCCTCGTGGAGTACTGGGGCAATATTGTGTACTGGGTGCATACTTTCCTATTATATAGTGCTTTAGGCTTCTATTTTGGCCGCGTGTGGTCAAAATGTAACCACTTGCAGTTTACCGCCTCCAAAAGGAAAGCGGCGGCCCGTGGATTGACCGCCGCCCGCCGTTGTGGTTGTCGCTCGGATTAAATGCCTAAGTAGTGCGTTTCTTCCTGGTTGGCTGTGATGGTTTCAGCCAGCAGCCGCCCCCACTCCTTAACAACGGCGGCAAATGCTTCATTCAACGCGTTGAGGCGGTCGGATTGCTCCCCGTATTCATCGGCATTCGCTATAAAGCAAAGCTCCTGGGCCTCGCTTATATGCTTGTATGCTTTTAGCCACTGGGTTGTTACGGGGCTAAGGGCATACCCCTGGAGGCGTTCCTCGGTTGTGTGGTTTGCTACTGCGTTGCTGCTCTCATCGAAAGTAATTACTTTGTTGTTCATTGTTGGATTTTGACAAATGCGGGCGCGCTTGGTTAGGCCTGTCAAACGTCCAACACGTTTGCGGGTGCTTTCGCACGCCGCGGCCATACAAGCGCGCCCAAATGCGTTTTATATGATTTTGCCGCCTGAACAAAAGCGGCGTTGTTGGAAGTTTGACACGGCAAAGTTACAAAGGTTTAACCACTTGTGCAACAACCGCACAACGCGCAAGCGGCATTTTTTAACAAAAGTTTATATTTAACATAATCGTAATTATGCGCGTTTAACACTTTCAGGGTGCATAACTGATTGGCGGGGCGGGTGTTATCGCTTTTGCCACACTGCGTTAAAATGGTTACACTTTGCCCTGGGTGTGTTATCCGACTTTTGGAACAATTTCCAATTAACAACCGCCGCAAAATGGCTGAAAAGTTTAACACACATTAACGCGCGGCAAAGCTCGAAAAGGGCTGCAAAAGCATCAGGGCCCGGGGGTATATTTTTTATTGCGGGGTGTGGGTGGAATACCCACGCCACCAAAAATTTACACACGCGGGCAAAGTTCCACCCCGTGGGGGGGGGTGGCTTCCATCACAGCCAGCGGGGCAAAGCAAACGCGCCCCCGCATCACTGCGAAAGCGCGTTATCTATTGAGTTTAGCTTTGTCCTTTGTCTAATGTGCAAAGGTAGCTATTTTTCGCAAATGCCGCTGGGGCACCCCCGGGCGGCGGCCTCGCACTCTTTGAGCAATAGCTCCTCGTCCTGGGACGTTACAAGAACGTGAAAACCACCGACCACCGACAAATAACGCAAATCTTTTGCCATTTGCGGGTCAACCAGCCCCGCCACGCGTTTTGCCGTGTGTGCGTAACCCGTCATTTCCCACTCCCAAGCATCGCCAATTCGTTCATATAATTCTTGCATTTCCGTTGTAGGCTGCGCCCGGGGGCGTGCCATATAGCGCGCTTGCGCCTCCTTTGCCCCGTTCGTGAGTGCGTCCATTAATACGGCTTTGTCAAACGCCCCTATTTCCAAGGCATTGTAATAGTGTGCCAAACGGCGGCAATGCTCTGCCAGCAAATCAAGTTTAGCGCGGCGGCGTTTATACTCGTTATTGGCGTTGTCGTTCTGTGTCCGTGTCATTGTCTTGCTTTTTTGGGTTTGTCGTTTTGTCCATAAACGCCGCGCGGTCAATCCAGGCCGTTAACTCATCGGTGAATGTCTTTGCCGCCTCAAATAGCGGCCTGGCGGCTTCCAAACATTCATCGAACGGGCGCGCGCGGCGGGGGCATTTTGTCCTGTTATTGGCGCTTTTCGCTCTGATAATTGCCACTTTGTTGCTATTGCTTCCCATCTGTTTGCGCCTCCTCGCTCGTGCCCGTCCGGGGTAATAATCCAGCATAATTCACAAACTCTGTCGGCGTGAATTTGCCCATTTTGCGGTCAATGGTAAAGAGTGTGAACCACACGGGCAAGCGGGGGTTATTCACACCAAGCCACCCGGCAAAGAAATCGTTCAGCCACTCGCAAAGCACCTCGTGTTTGCGCCTCAACTCGATTTCCTCGGGGCTTGTCAGTACCTCGGTACAACGTGTGCGCAAAGCCTCACGCCCCGCATCGTCCAGGACAACCGCGCCGTCGTCCTGGACTGAAAGCAGCCGCAAGTCCTCGGCTGTAACACCGCGCAAAGTGGATTTGACGCGCTGAACCGCGAAGTAATAGGAGCCGCGCTCCCATTCCTCGGCGGCGTGCTCGTATAGGCGCGCTTGCACTGGGTCAGCCGTTTGCGCCCACTCCTGAACGCGTGTTAAATACTTTTCGCGCGTTTGCCGCGCGTCCGTAAACAGCGCATCAGCAAGCGCGGCGTTATCGAAATCGCCCACATTGAGGCGGGCGTATTCGTTTGGCAGTTCTTTTGAGCAAATGCGCGCCACAACTTCCAGCACGCCGCGGCGGCGGTTGTAGTCGCTTTCGTGCGCACCCACCACCAGGCGGGCGGGTGCGGTTGTTTCGTTTGTTGTTGTCTTTTTCGTCATTGATTTGTGATTTTAGGCCATTTAAGGCCGTGTTTTTGTTTCTGTGAATAATTAACGCCTCCGGGCTGTTAGGCCGTTAGGCGGCTCCTTTGGGCCGTTAAAATGGTTGTTCGCCGTCTTCCAGCTTTCGCGGGCGGCCCGTGTGAACAATCGCTTTGGCCGCCTCCGGGGTAAAGCCCTCCTCGATTAGCTCTTTTTCAGTCATTGGCCCGCTAATAACGTACACTTTGCCGCCGGGGGCGTTCTGAAACGCTATTTTCTTTACTTGCTCGCCCGAAAGGGGCAAATTTACTTTTCTTTCAATGTTCATTGCCTTTTGTTGTTTTTTTGGGCCGCGTTTGAGCCGTTTTAAGGCCGTTTTGCGGCTTGGTTAATAATTTATCGTCTTTGCGGCTTCAAGCCGTTAGGCGGCTTCTTTGGGCCGTCTTTGGCTTTTTTGCCGTCCTCCTCGTTTGTAGGGGCTGCCATCGGTTGCAGCACCCAGGCGGGCCAGGGGGCGGGCGGTGGCAGCGGCTGCAATGGCTGCCAGTCGTTCCAATCCTCGGGCCACTCGTCCAGGGGCGCGGCTGTTTGCATATAGGCGTTTGCCCGCCCTGGTGGTCGCCCGTGTCCCTCGGTGCGTTGTTGTCGTTGCTTCTCATCGTCTATTTTGTCTATTTTAGACCCCCCCCTAATTGGTAGGGTGCTACAAGTGCTACATTTTCCCGCGCGTTATGCGTTAATTCGATTAGGTAACATTTTGGCGTCATCGCTTTTGTGTAATGCTCCCAAAATGCACCCTAAACTATTATTTTGCTATTATAGGCGTTTTTTTTGTCATTTTGTAGCAAATAGGGGTTATTGATTTAATAATTAGGCTTTTAACTTGCTACAAATTGGCTGCTACATTTTCCGAAAGTGCTACAAAAATTTGTCGCATTTTCGTTTTGCACTCCTTTGCACTTTTTCGCATTTGCGACAAATTTTTGTAGCACTTTTTCGGATTTGTCGCAACTATTTTCGGTAGTTTGTAGCAAGTTAAATAACCTCCTCGTTATCGTCTATTCGGACAAAGAATTTACGGCAACGCCCGTAGCAACGCCCCGGGCGCGTTTGGGCAGTTGAGGTTGACAACTTCCAACCCTCGCACCGGGCCAAAAGCTCGTTAATCCTTTGCCCTGAATAACGCCGCGCCAGGGGGTCGGGGCATTCGTTCCGAACCACTTCCGCGGTAACGATTTTGCGCCTATACACGCCGCGGGGTGCTAACGGGTCGGGCGGGTATTTGAACCAGGCGGCGCGCTCCGCGCGGGTCTTAACGTCCCAATCCGCGGGCAAAGGTTGGTTAAGCCAGTCAGCCAGCGCGGGCAAAAGGTCGTCTTCCGCATAAACGCTTGCTTGCTCCTGGACAACGCGCGCGGCGGCTTCCAATTCAGGGGGCAAATACAGCGTTTCGCCCGCCTGGAAGTAGTGGAACGCCTCCGCCCAAAGTTGAGGAACGGCGGCTTTTAGGCCGTCCAGCCACTGCGATACGTGCCCGCGGCCTTTTGCCCGCACAACCCACCAACGGCGGTTGCCAGTACTTCCAGGTAAAAAATACTCCTCGTTGGTAGTGGCTGCAAACACACAATGCCGGGGGCGTTCAGCAGCCGCCCGCGCATACGCGGCGCGGTAAATGTCGCTTTGCTTGGAAATGAATTGCTTTGCCGCCTCAACCTCCACGCGCTTCAATCCGTTCAGCTCGCTAACCTCGACAATCCACGCGGCGTTCACCGCCTCGCATTTTGTTTTGTCATCGCTCGCAAAGTTGAAACTATCAGAAAACCACGCGCCCGCTATTGTCCTGAAAAACGCGCTTTTGCCTATGCCCTGACCGCCCGAAATGGTCAGGACGTAATCGAACTTCACGCCGGGGGTGAATACGCGGGCCACAGCGGCCACAAACCATTTGCGGGCAAATGCCCGGTTTAGGGGCGTGTCATCGGCTCCCAAATAGTCTATTAACGCGGTATCGATACGGGCCGCGGCGTCCCACTCCTGGGCCGTGATGAAGTCCTTGACGGGGTTTATAGCGCGTTGCCGCGCGGTCGCTTGCAACCCCTCGAACAAACGCGGCGGGCGCGTTTGCAGCCCGTAACGCTTTGCCAGGTAAACGCACGCCGCGGCGGCTGCCTCATCGTCAAACCTTTGCCCACGCGGGCCGCGCAAAGCCTCGGAAAGCGTTATGTCCTCGTCCCTGAATGCGTCATAACACACGCGCTTTAATTCGGGGTCGTTGAGGCATAACGCCGCCATATTCGGGGCGGTACACAGCAGCTCGCCGCGGCGGTTGCAGTCCAGGGCGTTTTGCCAGTCTTCCCCGCCCGCGCCGCAGTTGTCGTTGTCGTCCTCGTCCTGGGCGGCTGCGGCCTCGACCTCAACGCCCGCAAAATCATCAGCCACCGACTTTTGCCGCCGTTTGATTAGTACACGCTTAACCGCTGGGTCGTTCAGGGCTAAGGCCTCCATTTTCAGAAAAGACGGCAAGCGGTTTGCGGGCGTGCCTGGTTTGGCGTTGCCGTCCTCGTTGCCGTAAAGGTGTATGCGGCAAAGGTCGAAAGCGTTGAGGCCGTGCGGGCCACTTGCCGGGTCTGTGGCGTGGTTGCTGAATGCGTGGCCGTCCTCGTACACCACCAGCCCGCCAAACGTTGAGCCGCCGGCAAAGGTGTATCGGTTTGGCTGCCTCGTGGGTGTGTACACCCCGGGCAAAAACTTCTCTATTGCCGCGGGTATTGTGTACGCCTCGCAAAACGCCCCTATAACGCCCCGCTTGCTTTCAGGCGCGGCGGCGGCCCGCTTGCCGCTGTGGCCCGCCTGAATGTATTCCGGGGCTTCTTTTGGGTGCCTTGGCCACTCCTGCACGTTGTGCCAGTCGTGGCCCTTGCTCTTAATGCGTTCAAGCAATTCGCCGCCGTCCATAATAGGGCCGTCTTGCCAGTTGAAATAAAATTGCCCGTCCTTGCTCGTTGACGGCCAAAACATCAGCCGTTCACCCTGGAACGTTGTAGGGTCGAAATTGTCGATACCAACCGCCGCGGCAATCCACCGCGCGGCGGCCTCGTACTCCTCCGGGCCTACTTCCGAAAGCAAAGGAACAACCAGCCGCAAGCGCGGCGCGGCGGGCGTGTGCTTGTGCGTTGAGTAAACGCACGCGGCGCAGCTGAAAGCGTCCGTGAATGCACGCCAAAGCGCGCCCGCGTCCTCGCATTCGTCTGCGTCCAGCGTTACCACTGAACGGGCGATAAGGTCGGATTTGCGGCGGCGGCCCTCAACGGCAAAGCGGCCGCCAACGAACCCGCCCACGTCCTTAATGCGCGTTTGCGCGGCTCGGGGCAACGCCCTGAACTCGTCCAGTGTTTCAGGGGTGCGGGCCGTTGTCCCGCATCGTTTTAGCAACGCTTTCCAGTCGGTTTGCTCGTTGTGCCAGTCGGTAGCCGTTACCCCGCTACCGACAAAGATATTAAGCACACAATTATAATGCGGGTTTGTCATTTTCTTCAATCCAATAGAGTTTGTAACGTTGCTTGTCTTTCGTGCCTGGTGTCCATTTGTCGGTAATTTTTATACCCCGGGCGCGCAAATCTCTGATAACGGCGCGGCTGTCAGCAGTGCCAACAAGTTTGCAAAGCTGCAAAGAGGTGTAACGCTTTCCGGTCATCAGCAAAGCCAGTACGCGGCGCATTGCCCAATTTTCGTTAATGTCCCTCATTGCTGCGTCTTTTTGCGGTTATACGGTAAATTCCTTACCTCGGTTTCGCTTGGCACTCTTTGCCGCTGCAAATACTCGTCCAGGTCGTTGCGGTCGAACCAAAGCGCGCGCCCCGGGTTGCGGTAATACGACAATTCACGCGTATATGCCAGGCTATACACCCGGGGGCGTGAGAGGTGCAAGTATTTTGCCGCCTCCTCAATTGTCATCATACCGCGCGCCGCGGTTGTTTGCTCCTGGACGGCTTCTTTCAGGCCTCGAACCTCGGTAACTAATTGCTCTAATACTTCTAATACATTGTTATTCATAATGTTGTAATGACTAAAGGGTTTGTAATGCAAATATTTTTTACAGGTCTTTCATTTCTGTAATACTGGGTATCGTGTCAACGGCTTTGCGCTTGTTGGCATCGATAACACGGGCGTAAATTTGTGTGGTCTTTACGCTCGTATGGCCCAAAATTTTACTTGTGGTGTAAATATCAACGCCGTAAGTAATTAGCAGCGTTGCGCAAGTGTGGCGGCTCATGTGGAATGTTACGTGCTTCTCAATGCCAGCAGCCGCGCAAATCCAGCCTAAACGCTTTAAGCACATTCCAAGCGTTGGCAGCCTGAACACCTTTTCAGAGGAACGCGCGCCGCCCCGGTTGGGCAGCCACCGCAAAGCGTTTTCGGACAAAGGAACAACCAGGCGGCGGGCCGTCTTGTGCTGCGTTATTTCAAGCTGCGCCCGCCCGTTGTCAAAGGTGCGTATATTACCCCAAACCAGGGCGGCGCAATCGCCAAAGCGCAACCCGGCAAAGCAGCAAAAGAGGAACGCCCGCTTTACATCGGTTTTGCGTTCGCCGCTTGGGGCTTCGGCAAACCGCCTCAACTCGGACGGCGTTAAATATGTCCTCGTAACGTCTTCGCGGTGCGGGCGTTCACACCGGGCCAAATCAAAAACGGGGTTATGTGTTATAAGCCCTGAACGCCGCGCGTGCGATAACACACTGGACAAACGGCCCAATAATGTTTGCTGCGTTCCAGGAGCAAGCCCGCCCGCGTATGTGTGGAAATTTTGCGCCTTTGAAAGGTATTCAACAAACCGCAAAACCCATTCGCGGTTTATGTCTTTCAGTCGCGCCCCCGGGTCGAAGTCTTTCAGGTGTGCCAGCAAAGCCGGGTAATGATACACACCTAACGCCCCGCGTTCGACAAGCCCGTTAATGTAGTCCACCAGGGGGGCAAAGCCGCGAAAGCGGGCCAGGGAAAAGCCGTTCGCAGCGTTTTGCGCCTCGATAACTCTTTGCGCTTTCACCGCTTCGGCGGTCGCCCGTGTCTCTTTGTTTTGGATTTTGTCGGCCCGTGTGATTTCAGGCACGATAAAGAGGTGCAAAAACTCGTAATGCCGCCGCCCGTTCTCTCTGATTTCCAGGTAAAGGGAGCGTTTGCCGCTTTTTAGCGGTCTTTCTTTTAGCTTGATGGATTGCTTTGCTAAACTCATAATAAAACAATTAGTAATAATTTGGTTATACTTTCGCGCTTTCGTGTGGTCGTTTGTGTAGCGAATATGCAAATTTAACACGATTAACGTGTGCAAATATAACTATTTTGGTTGTATTGTATACAAAATAGTTATATTTTTACTTAGGTTGCGAAATTTCTATATATTAGGCAGTTACCGAAATTTGGACTATTTTTTGTTAGCAAAATGGTTGTATTTTCGTAATATTCCATTTTCGGGGCAACGACATCGACTTTTGCTTTGATGGCGTTCAGAGCGAGCTCGAGTTCATCGCCTGGCAGGTATTCAGCAAGGCAGGCAAGCTGCATTTCACCACCTCGAACAACGCGACCTTCGCTAATGAGTTCGACCTCGACTACGACGTGGATCCCGAATTCAAGGTAAAGGCTTCAACGAAGTGGAGCGAAGCAGCCAACGCCGACGTGATAGGCGACCTCGTGAAAATCATCAAGAACGGCAAGGCCGCGGGGCTCAACCCCAAATTCGCATTCGTGAGCCTCGACGAGTTCTACAAGATTGCCAGCAGCGACCAGATCATCAAGGCCTGCGCCAGCTATCTTACCAACGCGGTGGGCATTGCGCAGACCCCCGACCTCGCGAGCGTTAACTCGATGCTTGCGCGCCAGGCATGGCTCAACGGCCTCCAGCTTCGCGTGATTGACCAGAGCATCACCCGCGAGCTCCTCGACGGCTCCGTTTCGAGCGGAAACCCCTTTGAGGACAACGTGATTGTGCTCACCGAGAGCGAGCAGCTGGGTCGCACGCAGTACGACATCCTGACCGAGGACAACCCCGCGGTTATCCGCGCCGAGCGCGCCCACACGGTCATCAAGAAGTATGGCACGACCGAGCCAACGGCTGAAATCACTATCGGCCAGGCCGACGCTATCCCCGTTCTCGACACCGCCTACCGCAACATCTATGTGCGCACCGACGGCACGGAATGGCAATAATTAAGCATTAACCGGCAAAGCAGCGAGCAATGACCATTATCAGCGCAATCCAAAGTCTCACGGCATACCCGGTGCCCCACGAGCTGCTGGCGGCGATAGCCCTCAGGCACGGCTTCAGCCCAACGACCGAAGCCAGCGAGGAGGACCTCGCCAGTAGCCGCATGAGGCTCGCCACAGCGGACCTGTACCTATGGCTCGCCAAGGCCCCGAATGTGAGCCAGGGCGGCCAGTCGTACAACTTCAGCGACGAGCAGCGGGCCGACTTCCGCCGTTGGGCGCAAGCCATCTATTCAGAGCTTGCACCCGGGGAGGTGATGGCCGCGGGCATTGTGTACGGCTACAAAGGCAGCAGACTATGATCATCGCGAACGGGCATATCGAGGTATTGCAGACCACCGGCGCGGCAGTGGCCAACGGCGGCAGCGCCCTGACCATTGACGGCCGCCCGGTAACCGCGACAGGCGCCGGCGCCCTCGACGGGGACGGCTACCCGGTGGCCGTGCCGGCCGCATACGGCGAGCCGATACCATGCCAGATTGTCCCCGTAAAAGTCGACAGGCTGGCCAAGGACGACGGCGAGCGCGTGAAGGCGGAGGCATACGAGCTATATGTGGCCATGGGCGACATGTCCGGTGACATACGCATTTTGCGCCTGACGTGGCACGGCCGCGACCTCGGCAAGTTCAGCGTCACCAGCATTGAGCCGCTGGCCGCAGTCCAGCAGGTTAAAATCCAGGTAAGCCATGCCGATTAAAATGACCACACCGAGAGATGCAGTCAAAGAAAGCATCAACCGCTTCATCAAGACCGCGAGAGAGGAGTTGATTATCAGACTCGCGCACATCGGGGAGCAGGTAGTGAACGAGGCGAGGTCATACAACGGCAAAGCCTACCAGGATCAGACTGGCAACCTTCGAAGCTCGACGGGCTACGTTATCGTGGAGGACGGGCGCGTGATAGACATCAGCGGATTCTCCCAGATACCGCCCAAGAGCGACCCGAAGGGCGAGGCCGGCAAAGGCTCGGCCACGGGCGAGGCGTATGCGAGGAGTCTCGCTGCCGGATACCCGCAGGGCATCACCCTGATCGTGGTGGCGGGCATGCAATATGCGGCTTATGTAAGCGCGCGCGGGTACAACGTGCTCGACAGCGCGGAGGTGCTGGCCAGGCGGCTCGTGCCGGAAATGCTTAAAAAACTGACAAGCGAATGAGAACGGCATCACAGATAACAGGCGACTTCTACAAGGCCCTGCGCAACGGGGCCTTGGCAAAGGAGCTGAACGGCGGAGTTTACCGCGAAGGGCTGCGGCCCGTAAGCAGCCGCCAGGAGGACGCGGTGCTGGTATTCACCCAGGGCACGGCGGGACAGCTCGACACGGGCACCATAACGGTGCTGGTTTTCGTCCCCGACATCGATAACGACGGCACCGGCTCGCTGGTGGAGGACAAGCGCCGCACCGCCGAGATTGAGGCCGCGGCCCTGAGCTGGGTGAAGGAGCTGCAGAGCGGCCTCACCGGCTACAAGACGGAGCTCGCGCAAACGATTTTAACGCTGCCCGACATTGCCATTAAGCAGCATTTCGTCAGCGTCAAAATCAATTACGAGAGCCTCGATGAATCCGATTAATAACTAAAAAATTTCACCACACATGGCAAAGAAAGTAATAATGGCCTGGAGCAAATGTAAGCTCCAAATTGGCAAGATGGGCAGCGACGAGGCGATGGGCACGACCCTCACCGAGATTGGCCCGCTGAAGTATCAGAGCACCGAGCTCACAGCCGACGACGGCGACACCCTCCAGATGCAGGAGGAGGGTGCGGGACAGGTGGGTTATGAGCAGCTGCCTGGCGCGTATTCGCTCACCACGCGCGTGATTGAACCCGACGACGCGCTCTATACCCTGCTCGGCCTCGGCAAGGCCGGCAGCGGCTCGGGCGCGGGCTTTCAGGTATCGACCCACGTCGTGGCCGACTACTTCAGCATTCAGGTTGACCCGCTCCACACCGGCGCGCGCGGCATCAAGGCCCCGAAGTGCTCGGTGAGCGTGAAGCCCGGCTTCAGCACCCAGGACGGCAACTACATGGACATCACCTTCGGCATCCTTAACGGTGCCGCCGGCTATTGGTACGAGCGCACCACCAAGGCTGCCGAGTAGGCATCCTTTCTTTTTAGATTTTCATCTCTTTTCTTCAGCCAGCCGCGGGCGGGAATACGCGGCATATATCGCGGGGTGGAGCAGCGGCAGCTCGTCAGGGTCATGACCTGAAGGTCGTCGGTTCGAGTCCGGCCCCCGCCACAAAAGACCAAAAACGCGCACATTATGAGCAAAGAACCACAGAAGCCCAAGGGCCAAAGCACCATCGAGGCGGCAGCCGCCGACACCATACTCCAGCAGCCGTGCGAGGTGGAGATCGCGGGAAAGCGTTATCAGATAGCGCCACCCACGCCCGCCACGCTATTTCTCGTGAGCAAGCAAATCAGTTACCTCCCGCCCATCAACCAGGGCGCGAAGAACGTGCTGGCCGAGGTGCTCAGCAAGGCGAAGGACTGCCGGCCGGTCACACGGATTGCGGCCATTCTCGTTCTTGGCGCAAAGCGCATCAACGAGAAGCGCGAGGTGGAGGTGACCCGCCGAGAGCTCACCGAGCAGGAGCCGCCCAAAGGGCTGCGGCGCTTGTTTCGCAGGCGCAAGGCGCAGCGCGTGACGGAGCACAGGCGCGCGATGCTCGAAATCGACTGGCTGTCGGCGCAGATCGCCGAAAACATGACCATTCAGGAGCTAAGCCAGCTGGTCATCACCGAGCTCGGAGGGCTCGGCATCGGCGATTTTTTCGGGCTTACCGCTTCCCTGAGCGCGGGCAATCTGCTCAGGCCGAAGGCGGCCGAGACCCCGCAAGCCCCTGGGGCCTGATAGCCGGCTGGGCCGCGGCGCTGCACATGACCATCGACACGGTGCTATACGACACGAGTCTGGCCAACCTCATGCTTTACACCGCCGCGCTGCCCCGCTATGGCGACGAGGAGGACAAGCCCTTTAACCCCGCGCTCGACGCGGACAACCCCGACAATTTCGACGACCAGCCCGACGGCTTCGTCTAATCCATAAACGCATCACCACTCATGGCACAATCAAGCGACAACGGAGCACTCAATTACAGCATCAGCCTTGACACCGACGGGCTGTGGGAAAGCGCGCGCCGCACGCAGGAGGCCTTCGACCAGATAGGCCAGGCCGCAACGAATGCGGGCCGGCAGATGGACGAGGGCATCGGCGACGGGGCAAGTGCCGCGGGCGACAAGGTCAAAGATTTTGCCGATGACGCCAAGGACGGCCTCGGGGGCGTGGAGGACATCATCGGCCGCGTGAAGAAGGCCGCCGCAGGCATGGCCGCCGCCTTTGGCGCGCGCGAGCTGATTAGCAAGGTCATCGATGTAAGGGGCGAGATGCAGCAGCTCGATGTGGCCTTCACCACGATGCTGGGCAACGCGCAGGCGTCATCGGCGCTTATGCAGCAGCTCGTGCAGACGGCAGCAACAACGCCATTCGGCCTGACCGATGTGGCCAACGGCGCAAAGCAGCTGCTCGCATACGGCACGGCGGCCGAGGACGTGAACGAGACGCTTGTCCGGCTGGGCGATATAGCGGCCGGCCTGAGCATACCGCTCAACGACCTTGTATATTTGTACGGCACCACAATGGCCCAGGGCCGCCTTTACACACAAGACCTCAACCAGTTCACCGGTCGAGGCATTCCGATGCTGGGCGAATTGGCCAAGCAGTTCGGAGTGGCCCAGAGCGAGGTCAAAGGGCTTGTCGAGGCGGGCAAAGTGGGCTTCCCGGAGGTGCAGAAGGTGATCGAAAGCCTGACCGAGCAGGGCGGCAAATTCGGCGGTCTGATGGCGGCCCAGAGCAAGACCATCACCGGCCAGATTTCCAACATCGAGGATGCCCTTGATATGATGTTCAACGACATCGGCCAGCAGAGCGAGGGTGTAATCAACACAGCCCTCGGTGCGGTAAGCACGCTCATCGAGAACTACGAGCGCGCAGGTCGCGTGATAGCCGGCCTTGTGACCGCATACGGCCTTTATCGCACCGCGCTGCTGATTGCCACCGCGGCCGAGAACGGGGCCACTATTGCCACTGTCGCACACGCAGCTGCATCCAGGGCCGCGGCCATCGCCATGAAGCTGCTGAACGCGTCAATGCTCAGCAACCCATTTGTGGCCGTAGCCGCCGCGATTGGCGCGGTAGTCGTAGCCCTGGCGAGCATGAAGACGGAAGCCGAATATGCCAAGGAGGCAACCGACAACTACGAAGAGAGCAAGCAGCGGATTATCGACGCGGAGGCGGAGCACAAGCAGAAAATCGATGAACTTTGTGCCACCGCAGGCGACGAGAGCCAGGCGACATCGCTGCGCCGCCAGGCACTGCTTGAGCTTGAAAAGCAGTATCCGTCAATTTTTGCAAAATACGACACCGAGGCCGAGAAGTTGCGCAATATCGCCAACATCAAGCGCGAAATCGCCGCACTTGATGGCAAGAACGCTTTCAATGAGGAGAAGTGGAACAACAAACGCATCGAGGAACTGAAAAAGAAAAAAAATCGAAAACAGGTTATCGTATATGATGCCGAGGGCAAGGCGCACACTCAAACTATTGAGAACACAGGCCCGGCAACGTCAGAAGAGGCTGCTGAGCTCAAAGTGCGCCTTAAGAAGCAAAAAGAACTTTATAAGCAGACGCAAACCCAGCGCACCGATGCATATTTTTTGAACCTCCAAAACACCAGCGACAACGTGCTGCGATATCGCAAGAAGCAGCTCGACCGAATGATGGGCAAGGCCATGCGTGCGGGCGGTGAAAAGGGCGCGGTCAGCAGCACCGACACGGCGCTGTTTGGTACCATAGCCTACGACCTGCCAACGCTTCAAGCATACTACAACAAGGTGACTGACGAGCAGAATCGTCGTGCCGGAAAAGGCGGTGGTAAGACAACTCCCACTACCCCTGCCACGCCAAAAAGTGGCGGCAAGGGCGGAGGCAAAGGCGGCCGCACAGGCGAAAAGACAACCCCGGACAAGGCAGAGACCGATGAGGCGGCGAAGAACGCCGACACGGCCTACAAGCTGCAGCAGGATGCGCTGAAACGTGAGCAGGAGCTCGACGAGCAAAAAGACAAGGTCGAGCAAGCGCGCATCGACACTATCACCGACAACGGGGAAAAGCAGCGCGCCCAGCTGGAACTCAACCACAAGAAGGAGCTGCGGGAGCTTGAGCAGGAGCGCCGCGACTACCTCAACCAAAAGGTCGAGAGCGCCAAGGCCGCATTCGATGCCAACCCGAAGAACAAGGGCAAGGCATTCAACTATTCAGCCGTGACGCTCACCAGCGAGGAGGAGAAATTATTTGACGGCCGCCGCAGCCTGCTTCTGCAGAAGCAGCAAATCGAGAACAGCGCCCTCCTGGAAGCCGAGCGCCAGGCACACAACGAGTATTTGAAGCAGTACGGCTCCTACATGGAGAAGCGCGCCGCAATGACGGCCCTTGCCCAGAAGCAGCAGGCCCAGGCGGCCACACAGGGCGAGAAGGACAGCATCGCAGCCCAGCTGAAGAAGGACCTCGAGGCGCTCGACTTCGAGCAGTTCAAGAAGCAAATGAATTGGGAGCAGGTATTCGGCGACCTCGGCACCATCGGCACCGAAGCCTTGGAAAGCCTCCGCGACCAGCTGACCCGCTTCATCAGCGTCAACAAGGACCTCGATCCGACGAACATCAAAACCATCACTGACGCAATCAAGAACATCGATGACACGCTGGCCACGCGAGACCCATTTGGCAAACTCGTGAGCGGGATCAAGGAGTATGCCGCACTGACCGGACGGCTCAAGCGGGCGAACGAGGACCTGAAGTCGGCGGGCAAGGTGACCGCCGTGGGCGGCAATGGCGAAAGCCTTGCCGAGGCATACCGCAATGCCGTGGCCAGCGGCGACCAGCTGAGGGCTGAGCAACTGAAGGAACAGGAGGTGACGATGGTCACCGCCAATGCCAACGGCGAGCTCACGGCGAAGCTGATGACCTATGGCGAGGCCCTCGAATATGTAACCAAGCTGCAGAACGATGCCAGCAGCAGCGGCTCGAAGCTCGCGGGGGCATTCAGGGCCGCGGGTGGCAACCTCAGAAGCATCGCATCCGTCGGCAAGAACGCCAGCGAACTGCTGGGCGAGTTCGGGGTGAAGGTACACGAGGGCATCGGCAAGGCGCTGAGCGGCCTCGGAGACATGGGCGACGCCCTGGAGGCATTCGACGTGACCAAGCCCGGCTCATTCCTGAATATCAACAACTACATCAACTTCGCCAAGGGCGCGGTTCAGGCGGTGAAGGGCATATTCACGGGCATAGCCGGCATTTTCGGTGGCGGCTACGACTGGGACGCATACAACGAGATGGTCGAGAAGTACAAGGCCCTGAACGCCCAGTGGGACGAGCTTATCAAGAAAAAGCGCGAATATATCGCCGAAAGCTGGGGCCAGGAAGCCGCGGCGGCGGGCGAAGCGGCCAACGAGATGGTGCGCTCGCAGACCGAGGCGGCCCGCAACATGGCGAGGACATGGACCGAGGCCGGCAAGGATTGGAGACACCACAGCCAGGGCTACAACCTGAACAAGGCCCTGAGCGACGAGGCCAAGAGCGAGGCACAGAAGTTCATCGGCTCGAATTGGCAGCAGGAGGTGCTTTATAACCTCACCCCCGACCAGCTGAAAAAGCTGATGGAGGATCCCCAGATGGCGACATTCTGGGCCGAGGTGAAAGCCAACGCGGGCGACTTCTACGAATACCTGCAGCAGATAGCCGCTGAGAGCGAAAACCTCAAGACCAACACCGAGGCCACCTACAAAGCGCTAACATTCACCGATTACGACAGCCTTGAAGACAGCTTTGCATCGATGCTCACCGATATGAGCAAGAGCGCGAAGGACTTCTCGGAGGACCTCGAGAAGCAGTTCAGGAACGCAGTGCTCCGCGGCCTGATTAATCAAAAATATACGAGCCAGCTCAAGGCGATTTATGAGAAGTGGGCAAAGCTGACCGAGAGCGGCAACGAACTGACCGCCGACGAGGCCGCGGGGCTTAAAAAGGAGTATGAGTCCATCGTGAACAGCGCGCTCAAGGACCGCGACCAGCTGGCCACCTCGATGGGCTGGAGCAAGGACGCCACGAGCCAAAGCAGCAGCACAAGCGGCTTCGAGGCGATGAGTCAGGACACGGCCAGCGAACTCAACGGGCGCTTCACCGCCCTGCAGATGGACACCGCCGCAATACGCGCGGAGGCAGCCGCAAATTTCGCCACGCTGAACCAGAGCGTTGGCGAGATACAGAGCATCGCCCTCCTCGGCCTCGGGCACCTCGAGGACATCAGCCGAAACACCCGGCAGCTCTATGAGATTAAGGACGCATTAACGGACATCAAAAAGCATACGCAGCGATTATGAAGTATCGGTTATATATCAACGGCAAGCTCGCCTCGGCCCAGGGCATAATCCTCGGCCAGGGCTCCGTGGCCGCGCTCCGCCAGCACGGGGGGCTTAAGGATTGGCCCTCGAACGAGAACGCGGGCATCGACGGGAAACGCGTATTGCCCGGCTTCACGCCAAAGGCAGCCGCCCGCGACGTGCAGCTGACGCTCGGCCTTCAGGCCGCGAGCTTCGCGCAGTTCATCGAGCGCTACAACAAGTTTGTGGACACCCTCGAGGCCGGAGCTGTGGACATGCGCATCGACGCCTCGGCGGACAACGGCGCAACGTGGACCACGGGTGAGACCTATCACCTGCTTTATGTGAGCTGCGCGCAGTATAGCGAGTTCAACGGCCGCCTGGCGAAATTTGTCGCCAAGTTCAACGAGCCAAATCCGAAAAACAGAAAGGCATGAACGGCATCGAGCATATAACGATCTACACCCAGACGGGCGGGGTGAGGGCTGAAGTGATACCCAACGACGGCAGCACCTACTCGGCCGAGCTGATGAAGAAGGAGGAGCTGGCGCTGAAGTTCACGCTGGCCGAGCCGGTATTGTTCCAGCTGGGCGATTGGTGCGAATGCCGAGGGGGACGCTTCGAGGTGACGCAGCCGCAGCGGCCCACGGCCAACAGCGCGGGCGGCTGGCGCTACGAGTTGACGATGCCCGCCCACTATTGGAAATGGGCGAACAAAATCCTCTATTACGACCGCCAGCACGCCCGCGAGTGCAGCTTCACGCTCACGCACGACATCGCCCACCACGCGGCGCTGATATTGAGCAACCTCGCGGCGCTCGGCTACCAGTACGAGGGCAAGGACTACACAACGAGCATCGGCAGCGATGTGACCGCTGAGCTGCGGCTCGTGAGCTACTCGAACACGAGCATCACCGACGCGCTCACGGCCATCGCCGACGCCTTCGAATGCGAATGGTGGGTGACGGGCAACGTTATCCATTTCGGCCGCTGCGAACTTGGCACGGAGGTCGAGCTGGCCGAGGGCGACGAGGTGCAGGGCATGAGCGCCAGCGACAGCAGCCAGAGCTATGCCACGCGCCTTATCGCCTTCGGCTCAACGCGAAACCTTACGCAGGCATACCGCCCGGACACCGAGGAGGTGGTCGTGGGCAGCATACGCGAGAAGCGGCTGATGCTTCCGGCTGGCACGCCCTACATTGACACCGAGGAGGGGCTCAGCACCGAGCGCGCAGTAGAGAAGGTACTCGTTTTTGACGACATCTATCCACGCCGCGTCGGCACCATCGCCGCCGTGACGACGAAGACCTACACCGACGAGGACACCAACACGGGCGAGAAGACCGACTGGCAGGCATACCGCTTCACCGACGAGGGCATCAACTTTTCAAGCGATTACAGGCTCAAGGACAGCACCGAGGCGTTGAAGGTGATATTCCAGAGCGGCAGCCTCGCGGGCATGACGTTCGACGTGAACTTCAACCCCGACGGCCTGGCCGAAAAGGACGGCGCGGGGGCATGGAACAAGGCCGCACAGGTTTACGAGATTGTGCGCAACGACACCTATGGCATCAAGCTGCCCAATGACACGCTGAAGCCCGCGGCGGGGGATAAGTATGTATTGTTTAATTTCGACATCAGCTATCTCAGCGCAGACCTCGGGGGCAAGAGCAATTACATCGGGCTGGCCGAGCAGGAGCTGCTCGAAGCCGCCAAGAAGGAGGCCGAGAAGTTGAAGGTGGACAGCAAGAGCTACTCATGCCCGATGAACATCGTGCGCTATTACGGCTACACCGAGGGCGCCGATGGCAAGCTCACCCACGCCACCGCCGACGAGCTCGACTTCAGCCTCGGTCAGAAGATAAAGCTCGTGAACCCCGCCTTCTTCAAGAGCGGGCGCTCATCGCGGGTTTACGGCTTCGAGAAGTACCTCGACGGCACGAAGGTGACCTACACGGTGAGCGGCAACAGAGAGTATTCGCGGCTGCAGGAATTGAGCGACAGCATCAGCACGCTTGCCTACAACGGCTACACCTACAAGGGAGCAGCGGGCGGCCAGGGCGGTGGGGCAAGCATATACCTCATCACCACGCACGACGCGACCACGCCAAGCGATAACAACGCCTACTCGGCCGCCCGCGCCTTGGCGCAGTTCGCCGACAAGGACGCGGCATATAACGACTTCCTGCGCAAGAACACAGGCGACAAGGCGACGGGGTATATCACCTTTGAGGGCGGCGCGAGCGTGACCGAGCTGGCGGTGACAACGCTGGCCGATATCGCGCGGGCCATCATCGCCAAGGCAGGCAGCGAGCGCTTCAGCGACGGCTTCACCGGCGAGGGCTGGCAGATATGGCAGCAGAACGGGGAGAGCAGCATGACGCTCGACCGCATCACCGTGCGCAAGGCCATGACCGTGCTCGAGCTGCTCATCGAGCGCATCCGCGCCATCGGCGGCCAGCTGATAGTGAGCGCCGCCAACGGCAAAATTAAAGAAGTGAAGAAGGGCGGCGGATATTACAACCTCACCCTCGAGGAGGGGCACGGCACGTTCACCGCCAACGATTATGTGCGCTGCCAGGCATTCACCGGCGGTGCTGTAAAAAGCTACTGGGCGCGCGTCAGGGCCGTGAGCGGCGACACAATATCGGTCGACGCGGCCGACATCACAGAGGGCAACGACCCCGCAGCGGGCGACGAGCTGGTGCTGCTGGGCAACGCCACCGATGAGGCAAGGCAGAGCGCGGTGAGCATCAGCGCCACCGAGGACGGCAAGCCGCGCATCGATGTGCTCAACGGCATCACCGGCCCGACGCTTGAGGGCTGCCTGCGCGCCCGCCTGGGCGATTTGTCGGGCATCAGCGACAGCTACTTCCCGGCAAACGTGCAACCCCAGGGACACGGCCTTTATAGCGATAACGCCTACCTTCATGGCACGTTCGTGCTCAAGGACGGGCGCGAGGTGAGCCAGCTATTCAGCATCATGGACGGCAAATTGCAGAGCGTGATCAGCGAGGACTGGAACAGGCACAACCTGCTCGCAAACGGCTGGTTTCTCAACGGCCCGCTGGGCTGGCAGAACGGGTCGGGTGGCATACCGCAGCCAGGCGGCACGGCAATCGGCGTTACCGCAGACGGGGTGCTCACGAATATCGGCTACCCGGTAGTTACCGGCAAGACGGCATCCGAGTGGGCCGTCAAGGCCGAGGGCGGAATAACTTATCTCGCCATCACAGGTAACGACGGCACGCTGCAAACGATGTACTTCAACAATATGCCGGCAGAGGCGGGCGCGTTGACGCTGAGCCTGAAAGTACGCACTGCCAACACCAGCGTTGGCACGAGCCTCACCGTGCTGCTGCTGTACAACGACGGCGAAACATTCATGCCGGATGCCGAGGTGCCCGCGGGCACGGAATGGACAACGCTCAGCTTCGACCTCAACGCGGAGGTGAAATCGATAACAGGCCTGATGTTCATGGCGGGCATCAGCGACGACGTCGAGATGGACTTTGCCCAGATAACGCTCGCGGCAAAGCAGATCACGCGCAGCGAGATCAAGCAAACGGCCAAGAGCATCAGCCTGAGCGTGACGGAGGACAACAACGGCAAGCTGAAGAAGGCGGGAATCGACATCGACAAGGAAACCGTCACAATCAGCGCGGCTCACACGCTCATCGAGGACGAAAACGGCAACCCCGTTGCGGCCTTCGAGGGCGGCAAACTGAAGACCGCATTCCTCGACCTGGGCTCTCTAAATCTCAGCAGCGACGACATTCCGATGATTGGCGAGCTCACTCCCTCGATCAACAACGAGGCGGTGACGGCTGCGACGAAATCGGTTGCCCTGAGCGGCACAAACGGCACAAAATCGACCGAGACGCTGACGTTCAGCGTGGCCTCGTTCGTCAACGACACCGCGAGCAAGCGCATCTACTTCAGCGCGCGGGCAAGCGCAAACGACAGCCTCTGGCTGCGCATAACGGAGACAGAGGTTGTCGTCGAGTACGAGAGCAGGATATCGGACGACCTTTACAAGACCGAGAGCTGCACGCCGACCTATCGCGGCGGCGGCAACTGGAGTTTCGAAACCGACAAGCCGATAAGGAACCTGAAGGTGACGCTGACCGCGAAGACGCTCATCAGCACGGCATCGAGTATGGAGGTTGCCGGGCGGCTCACGCTCAGCATCGGCGGCTATCAGGGCGGCGACGCAATAGCCATTGTGCCGCTCAGCAGCACCAGCATGCTCACCGAGACCATCATCGGAGCCAACGGCTTCGCAAGCATTTGGCAGTCATCATTCATATTTCACCTGCAGTCTAACAGCAAGACCTACATCGACGGCAACGGAGTGGCGCATGATCAGCCGGCCGGCTGCACCATCATGGCGGGTGATTACGGCTGGCGCATCACCGCGGGTGGCATACAGACGACAGCCGACCGCGGGCTGAATTGGAAATAACATTTAATACTTATAAATCATGGCAATAGACATCAACGAATTAACACAGGCGGTGGCCGCGGAGCTCCGAAACGGGGCGACGGACCTGGGGAATGTGCCCGTGGCATCGTCGGTAACCGACGACGATATGCTGCTGGGCCAGAGCGGCTCATCGCTGAAGAAGATAAAGGTCGCCGCCATTGCGGCGAAGGGCAAGCCCGGCGACCCCGGCACACCGGGAGCGGATGCTGTGGTGTACAGGCTGCTGCCTGGTGCGCTTGTGTACAAGGCCGATACGACGGCCATCGCGCTGAGCCTGCTGAAGACGGAGGGCGAGAGCACCACGACTGCGGAGCTGCCGAGCGGCTGGCGTGTGGTGGTCAGTTGGAATGCGGCGGGCGGACTGACGAAGAGCGCAACGCAGAGCACGCTGGCGAGCGTGAACCCGAACTCGCTGGCAGGGGCGACGAGCGTGCAGTTGGCGCTGTTCACGGCCGACCCAGAGGCGAGCGGCAGCAGTGCAAAGCTCGTGGACAGTGCCACGCTGCTGCTGGTGGCTGACGGCA